TAATTTGATGATTAATGTCCAATTGTTCTTTGGAATTTAAAATCAATTTATATAATTTATTTTTAATTAGTCTGTTTCTTGCATACTCAAAAATATCATCATAATTTAATTTAGTATGTACAATGTCAGGAAATAATTTAATAATAGTTTTTAATTTCAAACCAGCAATTCCTTTGATATTATCGGACGCATCACCTGTTAATGTTCGATATAATAAATAATTTTCAACAATTATTCCTAGTTCGGCTTTAATTTCTGATGGATAATATATTTTTTTCTTAACTGGTGAATAGACTTCAATTCGATCATTGACTAATTGCAAAAAATCACGGTCAGTTGAAACAATTCTAATCTTATTGGAACTATGTTCAAAATATTGTTTGGTAATGAATGCAATTACATCGTCTGCTTCAATATTATTAACACGAATAACCTGTAATGGTAAACAATCCAAATAAGTCAAAATACGTTCAAATTGTAATTTAATATTTTCCTTGATTTCATCGTCTGATAATTCACCATCTTCCGTACCTTTATGTTTAACAGTTCCCGTGCGGTTGGCTTTATATTCAGGAAATATTTCTTTTCGCCTTACAGAACCCCCAACCCCATCGAAAACCAAAATACATCGGGAGGCTTTAAAATCACGAATATTCATACCAATTGAACGCAAAAACGCAATGATGATTCCCGTATTTTGTTTTTTAACATCAAAAATTGGAACTGATGTGATTATGCGTATAAACGAATTGGTGCAGTCTATTATTAAAACTCGATCATTTAGATCAAATGATTTTTCCGATTTTGACTTTTCAAAAATTGCTTGGAGATTTGTCATTTATAATTTAATCTTGTAACAAAACTTTAAAACATTCATATTCAGCCAATGCACCATTTAACGCATTGTGTGGTTTAACTTCACGGACAATACCTAATTTATCACAAATAACAGGTAATGAATAAGACTTTTTAAACTTACCAAACGCGACTGAATGTAAATCTACAAATGCAAATCTAAAAGGAAATTTAGATTCATTACGACCGCGTTTATGCAATTCCTGTAAAAACAAAACATCAAAACTCCCCACATGTTGACCTGCCAACATACTACTTCTAGGTTCAGCCCATTTTACGAATTTTTTGTATAAATCAAAAGCCGTTTGTTTTTTGGGATCGGTAATTTGTTCCAATGTAAATCCATTAATATCCAATGCTTCTTGTTCCCAATCGTCTGTTTTATAAATTCTACATTCATCATAAAACGTTTCACCAGTTTCAAAATCAACCGCACCAAGTGAAACCATCTGATGTTTTTGGGGATCAGTACCCGTTGTTTCTATGTCTAAGATTATCATTTTTAATTTATTTGATTATAAAGTCAAATTTTGCCCAACCCACCAAACAAGATAGGTTGGGGCAAAAATGGATTAATTTTCTTCTTTAAATAAATTGTCGAAATCAACATCAACATCTTCACCAATTGGGTCGTGTGGTGTAACAGGTGCGTTCATTTCCTTTAAAAAAGAATCTTCTTTAACAACGGGTTTTTCAGCAGGATACAAATACGATTGAATCATTTCCTGTGTTTCGGCATAGGTTGGTTTTGTATGAAGATCAACAATATTTGGCATATTCTTAATCATTTCCAAAACGTCCTTGTCATTTGACACTGGAGTTTCCTTTGGTTTAGGCAAAATAGAAATTTGTGGATAACCAGTTGCCGTCTTTTCCTTGGGCGTATATTCCATTGTAATATCACGACCAGTTTTCAAATCGAAAATGTTTCCATAATCGGGATCATTGGCAATTGCTTCTAAATCACGATACGTCTTTGGTGAAAACCACCAAAATTTAACACCTTCCAATTCAAGTCCGTTAGTTGTTTTACCATTAATATCCGTGTAAGAACGGACAATAATAGGCACACAAATCCTTTGTTGTGGCTTGAATTTCAACGATGATTGCCAAAGGGTACGGTTTTTTTCTTTATCCTTTTCACGGGTATATTCCGCTACTAAAGTTTGATAAAATTCGGCAATGGCATCGGGTTCTTCAAATTGAACGGGAGCAAGTACCGTCCTACCAAACTCGTAATAAAAATCCAGCGGTAAATAAGGTTTACGATCCTTTCCCAAATGAAAATTAGGCAAAACACGAAAAACATATTTACCCTCCTGTGGAACAAATTTAACTTTGTTTGCTTCCGAAACCGTCCGTTCGGTCTTTGGTGTGTTAGCGGAATTTAAGGCATCCAACTTAGCCTGAATTTTTTGTGCAAAATCCATAATAAAAATTAAATAAAAAGTGTTTAAAAAATACCCTTTCGGGCGATTAAAAAAGTATAAAGACAATATAAGTAAAGTTTTTGTAAAAACAAAATCAATTAACCGTTCATTAACAAATAACATTGTAATTTTTACCAACCTTGAGTGTATTTGGTAATTCATTAAAAATGTTTTTTAGTCCAATAAGCGTTTCTTTTCCATCAGTTCTACATAAATCTATCAAAAACGAATCATAAGTGTAAAGTATCAATTTACTTTCACGGGTATATAAGTAGGCATTAATTTCAAAAATCAACAGGGCATTAAATTCCGTTTCAAAGTTCTGTAAAATGTAATTTAAAACTTTGGTTTTGTTTAAATTTGGAATATTCATATCCCGTTCAAACATCAAACTTTTTAGATTATTTTCATTATACAATTGGAACAAATTGTTTGTTAAATTATCAATCTTTTGGAAAAACTCAAACGACATGTATTTATCATCTATACCCCCATAAATCTGTTTAAATGTTTCGCCTTTAGGATCAATACCATCACCATACAAAGTTCCAAAATAACCGTATATATCAGTGGTAGGCCAATCATATTTCACTATCCTAGAAAGCAGATAAATGTGAAATGCTTTTAGATCAAATTCAATTAAAATTCCATCGTTACCAAAACGACTTACAAACCGTTCACGTGAATTATTCGATTTATTTAAAGCCGCGTAATTGATGTTATTGAAACTATTGGATGGACGACCAGTTAATGTAAATAAATTGTATTCAGAATATTCGTAACCATTGACGGTATAAAGTCCATTACTTTCAATTGTTGCTAGATTTTGTTGTAATTTGGAATATTCATTTAGTGCTGACCATTGATTGAAATTATTATAAGCGAATAAAAATTCGTCTTTAATTGCCCTGACATAATAAAATAATTTTGTAATCGGAAAACAATCTAAATTTTTGACTTGGGGGAGTGGATGTTTGATTACTTTATGATTTTGCATCCAAATTAAAATCTTTGCATCCAAGCAAGGTTGTTTTAAAATCTTTGAATTATAAACAAAATCGGTTGGGTAAATGGTTGGGAGTTGACCAGCCAAAGTATCATTGTGATTAATTCCAATAATATATTCAAGTTGCGTTTTTGGTTGGTAGGCATAAATAAAAGAAACATTATTCAACACCCAATGCTTCGCTGGGTATGAAAGCACGGGTATAAATAATGTTTCTTCGTCGTTTATTCTTTCTGTTACAAATTTCATAGTCGCATTATACGACCTTTTATTCGATCTACCAAATTAATTAACTAATTGTTAACTTTAATTAATAAGGTCGATCACTTGCTTCATCAAAATAAATGTTTGGTTGGGATGATACATGATAAATATATGCACCACATTTTACCAATAATGCACCTTTCCCATAATAATTCTTTTTCATTCCACTAATATTACCAGTGGCGGAAAAATTTGGAAATTCGTCAATCTTTAACCGTTCACCATCTCGTTTTGATAAATATTTTACTGGTTTATTTGATTCGGTTCGTGGATTGTAATTTTCGTTAATAATTTTTTTAACTAACATTTTTAATTCTGTTTTTTTTTGAGTATTCATTTTTGTCCTACAAAGATAAAGGGTTATATAATATAATTCATATCATTAACAATTGATTAACGATAATATTCCAATTTATTAGTTAAATATTCATTGATATGTGGAAATTTGATTAACACTTGGTTAATGCTTCTAGTATTTAAATACAAAGTATCTTCTTTGGGTATTTTACTGATAATCCAATTTATCAAACATTTGTTCCAAATAACGCCATTAATTCCGGGTTTATTTGTTGTATTGACCGAATTATATTGATTCGCATCGACTTCAATTATCGAATTTTTCGGACTATTTCGTTTTTGTAAAAAAAACCGTTGGATTGTACCACGTTGATAATCAGACATTTCAGGAATTGGTGCAATTAACACAGGACTGACATAGGTTGGATTAACATTTGCCGTGACTTTATTATATAACAACGTTTCAGGTGTCTGATTAAACCGTTTGGTTGTTAATAGTTGGGTAGTCTTTTCAGGTCTTGCTCCAGTAAAACGCTGGCCGTTTGGATTAATGTGATATAAACCGACATAATCCATACCATTATCCAATACAAATTCATTACCATTGGTATAAAGACCTTTAGTTAATTGATGTAATCCGAAATATGGTTGTTCTATTTGTGGCATTTATTTAAACTAAATAACAATTTTATGTATGTAATTACAAAGGAATATAATCAATATTATTATAATACGAAAGTATGCCCTCCAGCGAAGTCTCCCAATCCGAGTTACTAAATGTGTGGGTGACTTTTACAACCATGAAGTACGAATTATATTCATTTCGCCACGCAGACGGTACTTGTGTTGTTGAAATAGCGTTTCCCGGTTCAATTCCCCACACCCCATTTATTGTGATATTCATCGAAAGTCCCGGATAATGGACAGTGGAATGTTCAACCGTTTTTTCATCATTTTTATTTAAACGTCCCATCACCGATTTCAAGGCATTTATTTCGGTATCATTGAAATAGTTTGTTCCAAGATTTCCCGGATTCTTAATAATTGAAAATCTATCCGTTCGGGCTTTATCATGTTCAATTGATCGTTGTGCTTTTAGTTTAGGTGAACACCCACGCAGGGTAGAAATAGCATCACCTTTTTTACTTGTACCAACAAACATTGATGCTTTATATTCTTCCGACCCAACACTACTTTGTACCTCACAAGTTCTAGTATTTCCATCGCCGTCAATAGGATCAAAAATAATACATTTTAATGTTCCAGTAACACCGTAATTCTGATCCACAACAATTAAAGTACTGTTATTGTCGGGGTTTTCAACTAATCGCAATGAAATAGCACCACCAGTACAAGATGATATTTGGTCACTTATTTTTTCAAAAAAGTGAATTATATTAACCACTTGCTCTTGTGTATCTTTGACATCAGTATTATCCGATTCAGATTTGCGGGGTTGAGTTGCTGCTGTATAAGCAGACGAAATAACGTCACGATGCAATAAAATATTTTGTAGATGAATATTTCCTTGTCCTAAATTACATTTGACAGCCGCTAAATTCTTACAATCTTTATCAAAGTCTTTACCTTTATTTTTAACATTTAGGTAATTTGCTTGACCCAACATTAGCATGTGGATTGGATCGCCTGAAATTATACCATCAGCAACCCGACATTTGGAATAGGTTGGATGAAATTCTACTTTTACTTTATTAAATTTATCGCGTTCATGTGCAACGTGACAAGTGAAAGATCGTAACAATTGATCGTTGATTATTCGATTAACAATGTAACCCAATGAAACGTAAACTTGGTTATTAGCCACTTCTACTTCACTTTTACCACCAACCACCCCCTTCATTATTCCACCCACCCAAGCCATACCACGTTCCGCTAAATTGCGTAAATGATCTCCAGTGTAAACTACTATTGCGGCACTGTTATCAAATGAACCGGGATTATAGTCCACAAAATTCGTTATT